GAATTGAGGTCCTTCTTCGTGAACCCTGCTTCTGCCGGAACGTCCTTGCCCAATGCTTTGGCGATGTTTCTTACTCCGCGTGTTGGTTTGCCAGGCTGGAAGCGCCGAGTCAATCCGTAACGAGCGAGAGTTGAAACCGAATCACGGACGTAACGGACGCGGTTGCCACGGAATGCGCGGTCAAGGCGCTGGAACTCAAGGTTGCGTCCCGCCCCCTCAGCCCCTGCCGCACCAGTACGCAAAGCCGCTCGTTCACGGCGCAAACCGGCAGGGAAAAGTCCACCCTCTCCCGTCGGAACGATTGCGCCAATGCCAACACGGGATGCAACGCCTTCACGTGCTCCCTGTAGGCCGTATGTAATCGGACGGGTAATTCTGCCAGTGCCAGGCAACTCAATCATTCGGTTGCCGAGACCAAGGCGCAAACGACCGCTGACTCCAAGCAATGATTCAACTTCTGTCGGTGCCTTAAAAGCAGCACCGAGGCTCGGAATCAATCCAGCAAAACCACGAGATGCGGTCTTGGCAATCACTTCGTCCGTAATTACGTCAACGGTGTAACGGGCAAGACCAACTTGTTCTGGCGCATACAAGCTCGGATTTTTTGCCGCATCATCAATCACCTGTTGCGCTGCTCGTCGCTGGTCAACCAATCGCTGAGCTAAAGCGCCAGCACCGTCACGACCACGCACACGTGGAGCCTTTGGCCCCTTTACGGCTGCTGTCGTCTGCTTTAATGCTTTGTTGGCCGCATCAACCGCTTCCTGTGCCTTGGCTATATCGGCTGCGTTGCCAGCTGCTTTTGCCGCATCAAGCGCCTCTAGTGCGCCTTCTCGCACGATTGCGGCCTTGCCCTGAGCACGCAAAACGTCGCTAGCCAGTTCGGCTGCACGAAACGCATCTGGAGCAAGCCCAGCAGCCTTGGCGGTTCCTTTCACCGCAACACCGCCAACACCGCCAGAAAGCAAGTTCACTGGGTCGGCAAAAACTTCACCAAGAAAACCAACGAATTGGTCAACGTAGGGGTTGCCTGTAACGTCGCGCCATAGAGTCGTACCAATTCCCGTTTCCGGATTCTTGGTGGTTTCCATGAGTTCACTCCACTGGAAACCAGCCTTGCCACGGCTTACTTTTGGATACTCAAGCGCTTCAATTCCTTGTGGTCCACCACGGAAAATTCCACCAGGACCAATCGGTTGGCGAAGTTCTGGCGGAAGAGGGAAGTATTGCTCTTCTCCACGCTTTGCCTTGCCGGTAATTACGTCAAGTTCGTCGCCGGCTTCCTTTAGCAAACCAACCCAGAATCGGTAGCCAGTCTGATACGCACGGTATGGAGGTGTAAGAACTGGTTTTACTACATTTTGTATTGCTTTTCCACCCACAGCACGAACCCCTTCACCAAGGTTTTTATCGGTGCCAGGAAGCGGGATATCCGAAACATCAAGAACGTCTGGCAATATGGCACCAGCAGCACTTTTAATTTTTCCGCCAACCGTTTTGAGTCCAGGAACCCAAGTGGCAAAGCCAGTGTCAGGGCGTTTGCCAGTATCCAGTATTTCCTGCGTAGTTCTTTCTGGAATGCCAACGGCACGTGCGTTTGCCTGTGCGCGCTCGGCTTTGATTATCACCTCACGAAGTTCTTCTTCTGTAATGTTGGTGAAAGGACCAGTTGGGGTTGGGCGGCGAGAGGTCGTAGCAGGCGTCGTGGTTGGAGTCGTTCCTTTTGAGCCCTTTACGTACTTATCCCACCAGTTCTCGTCCGGCGGTGGCGGCGCATTGCGTGGAGCCACGCTCAGCCCCCTGACTTTACTCGTCTGCCCTTGAGCGAATCGCGACGGTCGCGCTCATCGTTCCATGGAGTACGACCCAAACGAGTGAACTCGGATGCCAACCATGCTTTGTACTGTGCCTGCGTTCTGGTGTTGGGCGTCTTTTTCACAAAGTCTGAGTACAGTTTTGCCGCACGTGGATTCGTAAGAATGTCAACGGTGCCAATGTCAAAGTTGGTCATCGTCCCGTACTTCAAGCGACGGTCGGGCATCTGATACTGAAAATCCTTGTTTGCCTCAACTGCCTTCAGATAAGCCTTTTCCGTCGGCTTGCCGTAGCGGTTGTATTCATTCCAAATGTCCTTGGCGTAATCAAGCGCCTCGGTTGAAAGAAGACCAGTCGGGTACTGCAAATTGCCGGCGTTTACCTCGGTCTTGATGTTATTAAGAATCTTTGGCCACGGGAGACCAGCCTCAACCATCGCTACGACTCCCATTTCAAATGGGTCTCCGGACGACTTTGCTGTCGTGTAGTTGGGCGCTTGGTCAAGGCTCAACGGAGAAACCTTTGCGTACGAACCCTTACCGAAAACAAAGTCAAAGTACTTGGCAAAATCCTTGTCGCCAAACTTCGGTGCGCGGAAAGCTGACGGCAAAAGTTCGGCAGAAGTAGTTGCGTAATCCTCGTTATACCACTCGTCCGGTCCACGCGGTTTCGTGCTTGCCGTCGGCATGCGAGTAGGCGTAGCTGGCATTATCTCGCTCTTCGGCATCTGAAGCGCACGTTCCTCAATGAACTTGCCAGCGCGTTCTGGAGACGCGCCAGCAGCCATCAGGCGCTGACGAAACTGGTTAACTGCCATCTCTTACCTCGTGATGTTTGCGCCGAGTTTGGGGAACTGCTTCCTAATTTGGGCAGGTGTCGCATTCGGATTGTTTGCAACGAAGTTCTCAACTCGGTTAGCCAAAGACTCGTTCTTGATGCCACCAAGTTTTGCCGCCAACTGCTCAACCGGTGAAGGTTTGACCACGGGTGCAGGTGCCGTTGTTTCAACCGGTGCTGGTCCGCCTTCGGCTTCCGTAGGCTTGACGTAACCCTGACCAAGAAGAGCGGCGAGAGCGTCACTGAGGGCCTGGTCGCGGGCTGCTGCTTCACGCTGAGCCTGTAGACGGGCAGCGGAAATGCGAGAGGCAAGGTCGTTGAGTGCAGCAAGACGAGTCTGCTCAAGACCCGATGTAGCGCCAGCATAAAGCTGACCAAGATTGCTCAAACCAAGTGTGCGAGCCATCTGCTCTTCGGCTAAACGAGACTGCTGTTGCTGCTGTTCTGACGCCGTAAGGACGTTAAGCAACTGGTTGTAGTTTTCCGCTCCACCAGCAAGTTGAGCATTGAGCATGTCAATTTCCGCCTGCACCGGACCTTGCTCAACGCCACGAGACTGCATGTACTGGGCGAGAGCGTTCTGTGTCGTGGTCGGCATCGTTCTCTGCGTTTGTGCGTACGCCATCGCTGGATTCTGTTGCAGGAACGTCTGAAGCGCGTCAAATCCAAGTCGCATCTGCTGCTCTCCGGTAGCGCGTCGCTGACCAAGGGCCTCAAGGAGGCGGTTGTACTCGTCTTGAATGTATTTCTGACCAGCGGCTTCTTGTGCGCCAATTTCACCACTGATTACGGATGGAACTCCTGCGCCAATTTGGCCACGCAAATATGCCGCCTGTGCCGCTTGACCCTGTCGGATTCGCTCTGCAGCGGCTGCGGCTGCAGCCTGTTCAGCAGCAAACTTGTCGCGAGCAAGTGCTGCCGTATCAACGCGAGCCTGACCGAGTTGGTTGTAGTAGCTACTTGGTATTCTGCTTCCACCCGTTGACTCAAGCGTGATGTTGTCGCCCCAAACTCCGCCCACGTCATTTGGGTCAAGGGAGCCGAAGTCTGTTTGGTTATCTTCCTCACGGTCGGCGGTCAGGGGCATGCCACGACCGGACAGTGCTCGTTGCGCAAATGGTGAAATTCTGACTGCCATGTGATTACCTCAAATTCAAAAGCGATTGTGCATCTTCGGATATCTGGCGTGCCTTCTCTCGCTCTAGGTCGGCTAGGCCACGCTCGTAGTCCGAACGGTAACCCGATTCTGCCAGTTCAAATCCACGCATTGATGATGCAAGGTCCTCTTGCGCACGACCCATCGTTTGGGCACGACGACGTGCGTATTCGTTCAACGCCTGATTATAGGCTCCGCTTCGTACTCCTTGCCCGGTTAGACCACGGCGTGCATACGACGAGGTAAGGCGTGGAACTTCGCCCAATCCACCCGTTGCCGTAGGTCCGAATGCTTGGCGCGTGTAATCCTCAATTTGGCGTTGTGCCGAAGTGCGGGCAAGATACTGGCGATAGGCGTTCATGGCCGCTTGCTGGCTGAATGCCGCGAGCAGGTTTCGCCTTGCTGCTTCGTATATTGAGGGGTCAAAAGCCATAAAAGTTCCTATCTAAAAGGATAATTCATTACCTGACGTAGTCGTACCACTTGACCACGGCGTACCTGATTCCTCGGGTCACCGCCGTAACCTGGTGCATGTACGGGAAACCGGAGCAGAAAATCACCATATCCCCTGCCTTCGGGGCTATTTTCAGCCCAAACTCCTTGAATTCAAGCTCTCCACCCTCGTAATTGTCGTTCAGGAACAGGGAAACCGACACAACCCGAGGGAACCGTGGATGGTCGTCTATGTGGTTATGGAACAGATTTCCGGGCTCATAACGCAGCAGGACGGTGTGGTGGCTGTGCAGCGGGACGATGCTGTAGCGCCCCCTGAAGTCCTCCACCGCCGCGTCAATGCCCTGGCTCAGCGATTCCCCTGCCCTGCGAATCGGGTCTTGCGGGTGGCACGACGACTGAACCCCGGTCAGGAAATAGTTGTAGCAATTACGGGCGGCGTAGTCCACGGCGAAGTCGCCGCTTTCGGACAGGATTTCCGCTGGTTTCCATTGCTTGTACATGGAGTTCTGAATCAAGCCACGAAGAATGCGAGCGGATTCAGGGGCAATGGAGTACTTGACTATTCCTGGAGCCAGTTCGTCCTTGGAGCGAATGCTCATATCCACCAGTTCTGGTGGCAGGTTAACTTGTTCGCCGACGAACTTGTCGTACAGATTCAGCGTGTGGACGTAGTCGTGGCAGGAACAAACCGGCTGATTGAGCGGGACATCTGGGAGCGCCATAAAGCGATTACGGTTGAAAAACCGTGCATCGCCATCAATGCCGTAATCATAAATCCCTCTTTCGTTGGACTGAATCCAATGGTTTGGTTGCGTGAAGTGCAGGAACAGAACGGTGGTCCATACGTCCTCTCGGTAGGTCGGATATGGAGGACGCGAATGGATGTGTTGCTGGCCGGCAAAAATGATGGCGTTATTCGGCTCCTGTTTGAACTCTTGCCCTTCCACGATGATGCCCCAATCGGCGGTGTTCTCCACCGTGATGTCAATCGTGGTCTGCGTTCCGTTTTGGTCAACATGCTCCCATAGGTGAGGAATGCACCCGTCCTTTTTTTGATAACGGACGGCGAAGAAATACGCCTTCATAAGGCTGTCGTCGCCAAATATCTCACGAGCCCGAGCGACGCAGTATTCCTCAATGTCGTCGTCAAACTGGATTGGCGCTTCCCATCTGGCGAGCATGGTGTGGAATGGATGTTCGTCGGTGCCCATTCCGGTTGCTCTTACAGCCTCAACGACCCGTTGAAACATCTTGGGCGGAAAAAAATCCTGAACTACGGATGGCTCTCTGAGCGCCTCCGGCAGTTCAAACTTGATATCGGCGGTAATCGTCATGTCACCACTTCCCGAGCGGGCAAGTTGCTTTCTCCAGTCGCACTTTCATGTTCATGAAGCAACCGCATTGCTTGCACTGCTTTGTTGCCTGAATCAACTCGGGGCATTCGTTGCATACGCTCATCCGCTTTTCCGACACGTCATCGGCAACTTTTGGCTGAGTCAGCACGTCCCACGGCCTAGTATCGCCGAGCTTCTTTTTGTACTCCTGCCACGCAGACATCATTGCCCTCCGTCGGGGCGACGAAACTTCCCGTTTTCATACAGATAACCGAACTGAACGTCGTCGTTCGGGTCAACTGGCAAAATCGTCGGATTTGACGAGTAAATTGCCACCATCATTTCGGCTTCTGGCGGAACGCGCACGATGTGCGCCACCTCACCATCTACGACATAGACGAACTTGAGGAACTTTGATATGTCTTGTGGTGGTTGCCCATTGGGCAGATTCATCATGTTTTGCACAACTCATCCTTCGTTGATTGTGGGTTTTGTTAGAACGGGCAGCTTGGGTCTCCGTAGTTGCACTGAATGAACAGACCGTATCCACAGCATCCGTCTGCCGTAAAGTAACCGTACCAAATTCCGTTGAACGGACCGCAAATATCCGGAATACATGCGTTGTATTGGTACTGGAAAATCCACTCGCCACCTGGAGGCGGATATCCGGGGCATACGCGACCTGCGCACGGGTCCACTGGCGGAACGACGGGCGGCACCACTGGAGGAACCACGGGTGGAACGACTGGAGGAACAACGGGCGGCGTAACTGGAGGAACAACCGGCGGAACAACGGGTGGAACCACGGGCGGAACTGCTGGAGTTACTGCGTTTGATGCCGCCGACTCCGCAGACGTTACTCCATAAGAAGTGGTCAGTCTCACCTTAAATGTATAACTGGTTCCGTTGGTCAATCCAGATACGGTTATCGGCGATGCAGAAGCCGTTCCGGTTACGTTGCCTGGAGTTGAAGTAGCCGTATATGTAACCGCACCACCTTTTCCAGTGTTGGTCGGTGGCGTAAAAGCAACCGTAGCGGAGGCGTTGCCGGCTGTAGCCGTGCCGATGGTAGGCGCATCTGGTGCACCACCACTTCCCGCTATTACGATTGCTGGATTCATATCAGGCTGCCAGGTCTCCTGCTGCCATCCAAAGGTTGGCTGCTCGCTTAATCAACACAGCGGAAGACCACTGCGCACGCAACTTTAGACCAGGTGTGGCGTTAACCACGACACCTCCAGCAGTGGCAATTACGCTTTGACCAGTACCTGTCTGTGTGACGATAATTTGGGTTCCGACTGGAAAGTTCACTGACGAGTCGTTTGGAACCGTCAAGTTCGTGCTTCCTGCGTTGTTCATCTCCACTATTTTTCCGTCGTCTGCAAGTACCAATGTGTAAGTTCCTGCGGTCTGGTTTATCGCAATGTGACCGATTACGTTGCCGCTTGCGTTTAATGAAAAACCGGTGGCGACGCCAATGTTAGGCGTTGTCAGGGTTACGCTGCTTGCAATCTTGCTTGAGGTTACGGCACCGCTGGCAATCTTTGATTCAACGATGGCCGATGATGCAATGTCCTCAGAGTTGATTGCACCTGCGTCAAAATTCGTTCCGGCGGAAAGTGCGTCAACGAAGTTCTTGACCGCCGTAAAGTTGGCGTTGTGCTCTGAAGCAACGATTGTTTGACCGTTGCTGAATGTGTTTGGAATGGTAAGCGTTGCCATGGTTACTTGTTGCTCCTAATCTTGCGTCGCTTGAACTTGAAGGCGATGGAGTTGAGTCCCCACGCTCGCCCGGGCGTGTTCGTCAAATCCCCTGTAGGACCAACGAACTCTAGTTGTACGGCTTTTGCCGTCTTTAGTCTTCCACCTACGCGGATACCCTCGCGCAATATGGACTGTCCATAAACGCCGCCAGTGCCGTCATTGCTGTACGTGGACGTTCCGTACGTGCCTCCAGTTGACGTCGGAATCAATGTGAGGGTTGAACTCGTCACCACTTCCTCCGTATTAAAATCGTGGTAAACGTCAACACGAACCTGCGTTTCGTTTTCCACGCCCTTCACGACATAAAGGCTTTTTACGAAGGTTTTGTCCTGCACGTAACGGTCGTCGTAAAACCAAGACGTTCTGTAATAAGTCTGTATGTCACCTTCGTCGTCGCCTGACGCAATGTCGTCTTGAACATTGTCGTATTCGTCAACGTACATGACGTAAGGAAAATCGTTGTCCGGCATTATTACGAGGTGCCAGGCCGTATCCGTTGAGTCTTGCCAGTCAATCCCGCAAATTACGCCCCATCCATCAATGTCAGCGTTATTGACTTCGTCATATGTCGCAGACTGAAACAACGTAAACGCTCCCTGCGGACCGATTGACGGGTCAAATACGAAATTGCAGTTGACGTAGTTTGGGTTGCTGCCAGTGTCAAATATGTCAAACGGCATTGACATCCACAAACGGTCGTTGATGAACGAAAGAGTGATGGTGTTAAGGATTGATGAGTTAACTCTGTCTGTTTCAATGATTGGCTTGAGTCGGTCAAACAGGTTGCGGATGCCGTTGCGGTCAATGAAGAACAGACCAAGTGGGTAATCAAAGAAGTAGACGCCACCGTTGCCTGCAACGCACTGTTGCGGATAATCAATGCCAACGACAGTCGTTAGTTCAACCAACTGGAACGAGTCGGCGTCGTAGCCCATGAGCAGATAAACGGCTTTTGGCTTGAAGATTACGAGTTGACCGTCAAGAACGACGATTCCTCTTATGCCTTCGCCGCCAGCAATGATGTCAATGTAGTCCTGTTGATACCATGCTTCTGGCAGATTTTCGTGCGACCAACGAATGCGATTCGGGTAGGCAACTCCGTTTTCGTAAGTATTCGCAACGAACAACTTGTTCGCGTGAGCGACGACAAGTTCTGCCCGTGGCATGTACCCACTGCCGCCAGTGTCGTAAGGTTGCCACGTTGGTCCAGACGCTGTTAATCCAGTGGTGTATGCGTCGCCTACTCTCCACTTTTGCATTTGTGTTGAATCTTTACCCAGTGCCATGTACAGCGTGTCTTCCCATTGGGTAAAACTTGCGCCGTTTGACGACTTCACGGCGACTGGAGTAAATGCCGCAGTATCCAAGACGGTGAAGTTTGAGCCCGATGAGAAAAAGACTTTTCCGTCGGTTGGACCAGTTGCTTCGTAACCAGTGGTGAGCATGATTTGCGGAGAACCAAGAAAGTCGTAGTTGTACAATCCTTTTGGATTCCAAGTATTTCCTGGTGTAACTACGGCGTTAGTGTGCTTTTTCTTGTATCCGGCACGGCTAAAAACACCGCCACGTGGGTCAACCTCAAGATTCAGGATGAATGGCGACTCGTTTTTGGCAAGCTGAAACTGGTCCGCTCGGTAATTTACACCGCCGGTGAAGTCACGAATCTGGTCAAAAAGAATCTGCGCCATTTAGTACATCAAGGCAATCGGGTTCGGGGTTCCTGGCATTACCTGAATGCCCGGGTAATCAGCCCACCAGTAGTCGTACTGGGTGAGTTGTAGGCCACCCGACATGATGAGCGGCTGGTTGTTGTTCGGAGCGGTCAGGTTGCCCTGAATTATCGCTACTTCTTGTTCAAAGTTGCGGTTGTAAACCGCCGCCATCTCGGGGTCTTCTTGGAACTGGAAGATGCGGGCCATCACGTAATTGGTCAACGCCAGTTGCATGTCTGGACTGATGTCAATCGGCAGGTTTACGTCGGACAACCAATCAAGGTTTGGTCGTCTGAAACCACGAATCGTAAGAACGTATACGTCGTCGGGCTTCGGCCAAAGGTTGAGCGTGTTCGCCCAAATGCTGAAGTAGGCGGGGATGCCGGGCTGGTCCGCTGCTCCAACCCAGAGGCTTTCGCACTTGAACTGGTCAAGGGCAATCAGTGCGTTGCCGGCGTTGGTGTTGTTGACGACCGAAATGATTTGGTTCAAATCAGGAAGGGTCTTCGTTGTAACCGTTGGATTTGATTGCGTGAACACGGTGTAGCCACGTTGGTTCGCTACGGTAACCAAGCCAAGCGTGTTCTGGTAGTACGGCCACCTAGTGGTCAGGTTGTAAATCTTTTGGAATCCTTCTTTGATGAAACCGTAAACCAAGTCGGTTGAGATGTCATCGTTCGGGTCTTGACCAATTTCCAAATCAGACAGCTTGGACACGAAGTCGCGCATCTGCGCAAGCGTCAAGTTCTCGTTCTGAAATGGAATTGCCATGGTCTACTCCTCTACTGGCGGCTTTACCTGAACCTGGATGCCACCTTCGTTTCCTTCGCGCTGGAGTTTTTCCAACTGACGCAAGTGACCTATGCAAAATTGACTACCGTTTGCCTTTGGGCCACCACAGGCCGTTCCCTTTTTCGTGACGGCGGTGCATGTATCAAGAACGCCAAAAGGTACGCCCGACGGAGGCGCTGGCTCGCTGCCCGCAACCGACATGTACGACGGAACCATTGCGGCCTGTTCCGAGGTAGGGTTTACCCCGTACCTTTCGGCACCTTCTGGCATCTGGCTCTGGTAAACGGAAATTCTGGGCATGGTTTGTCCTTCAATCGTTGTTCTCTACATAATAAGCGTTTTCGTTACTTGTAGAGGTCCAGTACCACCGGTTGACCATTTCGGGGTCGTACACGTAGTCCTGCGGGCGTTCTGCGTCAAGCACAAATGGAATTGGCCAGGGCTCCGGATTGCTTGAAGGAGAGCGCACCGAAACCCTGACCAAACCTTGAACCAGCCGCTTTAGCGGCGTTGATTACGAGCCTGACGGCCAGTCAACGCGCTTCCACGACAGAGTGGAGAGACCACCCTTGGCCGTGATTTTGCTGGCATTCTCAGCCACGCCAGAAACGGCGATGAAACCATCAGCCGACGGGGTGATGACGCCGGAAACGACGGCTGTGTTCAGTCCGTCAATTGATGCCGTGCCATGGTCCGGGGTGTCAATCGCAGAAATCTGCGTTGAAACCGAAGTCGTGGCGGCGGTTGGGTACGAGGACACGGCCTGAAGCACGGTCGGTGCCGCACCGGCGGTGATGCTGAAGGCAGCGCCTTCGGTTGCACCGTCTGCGTCGTACACCACTTCTGCGTGGAACTCGTACGTCTGACCGGCGAAGCCGTACCAGCCGAAGTCACCAGCATCCAGTGCCGCGTAGGTCGTGCCCACGACGACATCGGAAGCCAGCACGTTGGTGCGCTCCACGATGAATTTGTTGTTTGTTGCCATGATGTTTCTTGCTCCTTGCCTTTCGGCAGATAACCAATCTGGCGGATTGGGATTGTTGTTATTGCTGCCCTATTGGGCTGGGCCCCTTCAAGCCCAACCCTCTAGGAACATTTATCAGGCGTCAGCCGTCATGTAGCCCTGGCGTGAGCGGTTGCTGCACGTGAGCTCACCGAAGGCCATGACGAGCGCGTAACGAGCGTCAACGCCCGCAACGGTGCCCTTCTGGAACTCGGTGGTCTCAAACCAGTGGCTGTTCATGCCAGTGAGCTTGAGGTACTTCGTGTTGAGGAAGTACATGGGGGCGTCGGTCGTGTCGGTCGCGAGAGCGAGGTCAAACACGAGCGGGGTCTGCTTGAACAGCAGGTTGGTGAAGCCGGCGTTTGCCTTGGCGACGTCCTGGTAACGGACGTTCTGCTGCAGCAGCGCTTCGTACTTCTCAAACAGGCTGTGGTTGGTGACGATGAGGTCCGGCACATCCGAGCCCTTTGAGGCGCGGTTGTAGACATCGCTCATGTTCTGGAGCGACAGCGTCGCGCCCATGGTCGTTGCCTGCGTCGGGTTCCACCAGGTGTTGCTGGTTGAATCAATGCCACCGACCGTGTTGTTCTGCGTACCGATGATGTTGCCAAGGCCATTGAAGTCCTTGCCACCATTGCCGGTGCCGTCCGAGAACAGCATGTCGTTGAGAGAAGTCTTGAGCGACATCTCCGCCTGCATGATTTTGGCGTTGAGCAACTTGATGATTGCCTCGGTGCCACGGTTCTTGGCTTCCTCAATGCCCGAGATGGCGATGGACGCAGCAATCTGCTTCCAGTCGTACTCGGCGGCTGAGATGCCGTCCTGTGGGGTGAGGTCAATCGCGTCGTAGCCGCTGTACGAAGAAACAGTGTTGTTCACCGCGTACATGAGTGGCTCAACGATTGAGGTACCACCCTCTTCAACGACCACGCGACCGCGCTCGTTGAGGTGGTTAAGAAGGACTAGGTCCTTGAAGATGTTGTCAACGAGCGTCGGACGATAGTTCTGAAGCGTCGTGGACAAAATCGCATTAAAGTCGGGGTTACCGGCCATGATTTTCTCCTGATTGTTGTTGAGTGTCGTTCTCAGCTACCGAGCTGGCGTTTCGCCTGTTCGTAAGCTTCAAACACGGATTTGGGCTGAGCAGATGGCGGCTGCGAACCTGACACCTTTGACGAAGAGCTTGAGACGATGCTCGCGCTCCGCTTAGCGTTCAACCGTTCCTGTTCCTCCGCCAGCTTCTTGCTGGCTTCGGCCTTCTCGGCGTACACCTTGTCAAAGGCGAGTGCTTTGAACACTGCCTCCAAGTCGGTGGTACCGAGCTGGTTGGCACGGAAGACCACTTCGTCGGCGTTAAATTCGTCGCCGTACTTGCTCTCCAGAGTTCTGATGGTGCTCATCAACGCATCCATCGCCCGTTCCTGTTCAAGAATGGCGAGTCGGTTGTTGAGTTCCTTCACCTGCTTTTCCTCCGGAGTCAGGTATTCCTCTTCCTCCGGCGTCACCGCCGCTGGTTGAGAACTACCGAACTGTTGGTTCAGCAGGCGCAACGTGTTCTCGGGGTCCTTTTGCAGGGCTTCCTGTAAGGTCGCCGCGAACTGGAGTTGCTTCCTCTGTTCGCTGAGTTCCTGCGTCTTCCGCGTGTAATCGGCTTGGCGCTGGTACCCGGCTAGAGCCTCCGAAATCGGAACCGCTACTTCTTGACCGTCAACTTGGAGTTTGACGTATTTCTCGCCTAACTCTGTGACCTCAAGGAAGTCGTATTCTTCCTGCGGAGTTTCCGCTGTTGCCTCTGCCGTCTCAACGACTTGTCCCTCCTCGGGGGCCGTATTCTCTGGCATTGCTTCAGCTATTTCTGTTGTCATGGGAGTCCGTCCTTCGTTGGTTATTCCCTGGAATTAACTTCCTATATCTAAGCACATTTCATTACATTGGGTGGGGAACTAACCACCCTGAGCGAGAATTGCCTGCAGTATCTCCGGTGGCAGACCTTCCAGCCCAGCCGCTGGCGGAACTCCAATTTGACCACCAGGGCCTTGAATTGGTCCAAGTCCCATCATTTCAGGTGGCATTCCCATCATTTCTTGCCCCATGCCTGGCGGTGTACCTGGGCCCATACCCATTGGCTGAGCGCCCTGACCCTGCATCGGACCAGCCTCCATGGCTGCCTGCGGGTTGAGGAAAGACTGCGGGTCCTTGACGCCGAAACCGACGCCGAGCACGTATTCGGCCAGTTTGGCGAGATTTACGAGACCAGCCTGAGCGAATGGTTGCATTGCCCCGACCATCTGGAGCGCCATGTCGCGGCGGAAAGCCTCGTTGCGTGGAGCGGTTGAGCCTGCCTCCGTGGTGAAGTCAAACTGTCCAGTGATGTAGTCCTTGTCAAACGTCAGCCATACGGGCGCTGCTTCCGTCCCCACGATTCTCACCGTCTGCTCACCGGTCATGAATTGCTGGGCGAGCATGATGAGGTTCTGGGCGCACTTGGCGATGTGATTCTCAATGGTTACCAGTTTCTCGGCAACTCTTGCGTTGCCCGCCTCGGCGATGATTGACGCCTCGCGAGCGGTGCGGGTCGTCTCCGGAATCGCACCACGCTGGTATTCGGAAACACCAGATACGCGGTCAATGTCGTTCTGGATGAGAGCCGACTGGTTGTAGAACTCGGGTGGGTTGATGAGCGCCGGCATCGGAACAACGACGTTGGCCAGGTTCTCCGAGCCCTTGACCGGAACGATTACGTTGTCGTCGTCCGACGCAAGCATCTGGCGACCGAAGTCGTCAAACGCAGATTCCATGGCGAGCCACTTGCGCGAGTAACGCTTTCTGTGGTTCATCATCTGCGTACGTGTTTCGTTTAGTTCGTACTGCAACGGTTCAATTGCTTCCAGTTCACCCATCGGATAGAAGAAGCCAGGAATCTCGTAGTTGCGCAACATGACGAACGGATGACCGAATACGTACGGCATCTTTATCGGCTTGATGAGGAACTTGTCGCCACCGGAATCGGAGAACACGCACATCTCTCCGGTGTCAATGTTGTAATACTCGTAGATATCGCAGAACGCATCGTCTTCCTGCGGACCGTACTGAGTGCCGGCCAGCGTCACGTCGTAGTTGGCGTTGTAGCGACGGTAACTTGACGCCGTAAGTTCGGAGCGTGCGCCAGCGTCGTAGCGCTTGTCGTTCTTGGCTTCTTTGAGCGGACGACGAATCAACTGCGCAATCCAACGAGCGTCGTTCATGTTCTCCGCATCCGGGTCAACGAACATGAAGAATGGGTCAACGCGCTCAACGAACGGTCGGTCTTCGCGAATAATCAACTGTGATTCGGCGTCGTCGGCAGGGCGCTGTTGCGCCGCTTCGTCAGCCGTGTACTCAACTTTGTTCAGTTGCGACTCTTCTACGAATCGGTAACCGGTCTTTACCCAGCCGTGGCCGATAATCAGGTAGTCCTTAACCGCACGCTGAAACTCTTCTTGGCAGTCGTAGTGCTGCCACCAATAGTTGATGATTGACTCCGTGACAATCGCCTTGTCTCCGTCCTCCGGCGTACGCGGGTTGACGTTGATTTTCGGGCGACCGATGGACACCGACGGAGCGAGCGTGTTAATCGTGGAGAAAGCAATGTTGACGAGCAATCTGTCGCCGACGGCCTGACCACGATAATGACGACCGCGATACAGGTTGATGAGTCGCTGCCACAATTGGTCGTAGTTTTCTTGCCTACGAAATTGCTTGGATAGGTCAATCTTTGACCGGTAATTAGCGAGTTTGTCAGCGTTTGATTGGCGTGCCATTACTTGTCCTTCATCTTCTTTCGGTCATTGCGTGCGGAAATAGCCTTTGCTTTCGCTTTGGCGTCAGCCTTGGACGAAGCACCCCACGCCTGGAGAGACAAGAGTAGACGGGTTGGCTGACCCTTGGCATCGCGCTCCGGGCCGGGCATGTTGCCCATGCGAGCAAGAAACGACGCACGACGAGGATTGTCACCCGACTTAACTGGCGCTTTGAGATTCATTCCCTGCGCTTTTGCGGAAGCACGACCCTTGGCGTTAAGACCGCCCTTTGGGTTCTTGCCCTCTTTGCGTTGCCATGCTGGTGTTTTTGCCATTACTTCTTCAAACCTTCTCCGATTGCGGCAAGACGGCAGTAACCGTTTGCCTCCGCTTTCTGAACGATGATGTGGCAACCCTTCATCTTCGGGCACCAAAACGCACAGTTTGAGCACTTGACGCCCATGTCCTTGTTTTCGTTTTTGCTGGGCGATTCATAACCGACCCAAATCCCGTTGCCGTCGTTATCGGCCAACTTGCCGTACTCCTCAACGATTTCAAACATTGCCTCTACGTACTTGGCTTCGGCGGGAGCAAGTTTGATTTTTTCGTTGGTTACGCCATCGGGCAACTCACCGTTCTCTTCTCGCTCTTCGCCTTCTTCCTCGTGACCCCCACCCATCTTGATGGAGATTTCAAAAGCCTTACCAAGCGGCATGTCTGAATATCTCATTATTTGCCTCTTGCTGCTCTCATGTTGTCTACGAGGTTGGGGTAACGACGACCAGCCTTTTTCGCCGATGCCTTTGCCTTTGCTTTTTGTGCAGGTGTCAGTTTCTTGGATTTGCCCAACGACTTTGGTCGCGGCTTTTCCCAAACCGGCTTAGCGCTTTTTCTTTTTGCCGCCACGTTTCTTCCTCTTTGGATAGTTCTTGGTCGTTGTCGCCGGCAGTGCCGGGTAACTCGGATTACCGGCCACCAGAGCCCTTGTAACCACGCTGCTGCATGGCTTCCTGCTTCTCCATCTTCTTCAGCGAAGGAGCCTTGGACTTCTTCTTGCCCTTGGATGACTTCTTCTTGGAGGCATTCATGTATGACTCCTTCATGGACATTTTCTTTCCGTACATGTCACTTGCCTTTCTTTGTTGAACGCTTACGGCCCTTTGCGGCCATCTGTTGGAACTTTTCTTTGCCGTACTTCTTGCGACCGATGGATGCGGCGACGGCAGCTGGGTCGCTGACCTTGCCCTTCAGCGAACGCTCCAGTTTCTGGAAACGCCCGCCACCACCGAGCTTCATTGACTTCTTCTTCGCGGCCATGGTTCCTCCTACTTGCTTGTTCTGGCTGTTTGCCACTTGACCAACGCCGAACCGTCTGTGTACGACGACATGCGTGCACGAACTACTTCAAAACCTTGGCATGAAGCCACTGGAGATACAAGTGTTCCTGCGGCGGTGAGAGTGCTGACGATTGAGCCACCGGTGGGCAATTGCAAGCCGAAAGAGGCGAAAGTTGTTCCGTCAACGCTGGCCTCAAACGTAATTGTTCCAGTGAATGTTCCGGTAACAACAAAAGCGATTCTGTCGCAGTCCGAAACAGTTACGGTGACGGCTTCGTTCAACGCATCAAGCGTCGTGCCTACGTAATCCTGAAATACTTTCATGGCTATTTGCCTTTCTTCTTGGTTTTCATTGCCTTCTTGTACGCCTTACCCATCGGTGACTCAACGACAATTGCGAGTACGCCGAACTTTGGTTTCTTGGATTTCTTGGCTTTCACTTTTTCCTCGCAGTCTTCTTTGGGCCGAGATGCCATTTGATGTGTTCGTCAATTTTTCCGTCCACACGGTCAACCTTGTGGTCAATCTTGTCCAGCAACCGCTTCACGATTGCATGGTCCTCTCTGTTCTCTTTTCGCAATCGCTGGAGCACAACTACGAGCGGACCGCCGATGATGGCGACGACAATTGGCACCAGCCATTCCATTAGATGAGTTCCTTCCTTGCGGGGACCTTTTCAATTTTGCCTTGCTTGAATGCGTCGGATTCTTCGTATGAACGCTGAATCTCCCGCACCGTTGGGCCACGCCAGTTGTCTAAACCGTGGCGAAAACCCAATCGGATGGTTTTGACGTGACATCCAAAGCAAACGCCCCTTCTCCGGTCGTTTTCCGAGTCAATCGGGCGATTACAGGATGAACAATGCATCAAAACCTCTATATCAAAGGATAATCCATTACATGTACCCATGGCGACTAGTACGTATTGAACTCGCCGATAAAGTACCGTTCTGGCACTTTTGCTGGCCTCTTTACCTTCTTGGCGAAGAAGTTCAGCGTGCCCCACGGGGCGTCGGTCTTGGGTCGGTATTCGGGCAACCACACGTATTTCAGCATCTGGTTGGCAATCGCTAGGCTCATGACTCGGTCGTCGTGTGGGGAGCCGTGCATGGACCCGTTGTCGTCACGGACGTAGGTCTTTAGTTCGGCGATGGTTTTGTCGCAATTTATCCGAAGCGAACCGTCACGAATAGCGGCATTCAATTCGTCAATAGCTAACGGTTTTGTTAGCGTTGTGGTCTTCCAGCCCAATTGTTCCGTCTGTTCTGCCCGGCGATTACCCACCCTACGCTGACGGTAAAGGTTGTAGTAATTCATCTTGTTCAACGCCGTCAGGGTGGTCAAACCGTGGTTGTTTGACTCAACGCCAATCAGGGCTTCGTTGTAGAAGTGGCCCAGCGCATATAGGACTTCTTCTCCAAACTTGTCTGGGTCCACATGCCCGTGCCAATGGGCGACGATTTCGCCACTTTTGGCGTCAATGACGTGGGCTGACGAGTAGTCGCCTCTTGCCAGACCTTCGGCGACGTCGGCTCCGATGACGTACGAGGTGCCGAAAATAGGCAGTTTCCATACCGTCAAAGGACCACCGGACGACTCAAACATGAAGGAGTTCGGTGCGTCGCTGAGCTTTTTGTTGTATCCCTCTTTGCCTTTTTCAATCTCCTGATTGCGCAGCATGTCAATGTCAAAGACCGGGCGACCAGAGCGAATGAACGCTTCTTCCGGGTTGGACGGGTATTCCTGATGCAACTGCCAAATCGGTAGTTCGCGAGCCTGGGCGTCATACCAATCTTGGTCGCGGTCCTGATTTGCCGACCACGGAAAGAAAATGCCCTTGAATCTGTTGGTGCCGTTTTGTGAGCCGACCCACAGATTGTAGAAAATGTTGCCTTCGCCTTTTGCCGTGGACATGCATATGACGCGACCGCCGACGTCGGCAATCGGTTCAATTGACGCCCATGCTTCTTCCGGGTTGGGCAAGAACGCCATTTCGTCAATGATGGCGAGATATACCGATTCACCACGAGCAGGCTCGTTGGCTGACGGTAGCGATTCAATCACTGAGTCGTTGTCAAAGACCATCTTGAGCACGTTGTTTTGCAGCAGTTCGGGACCGCTCTTGCGCATCCAGTCGGGGAGGAACTTGTAGATGTACTTGCTCTTGGAAAGCAGTTTCGTCGCCTCGCGTTCGGTCTTGGACAACATGACGATGAATCTGTCAGGCCAGAAATAGGCAAGCCAGAATGCGAACGCCGCAGCCAAAGTGGAAAAGCCAATCTGACGAGCCTTGAGAACGATTGTGTTGCGCTCACTTAGCCACGCACGAACGGTCTGGATTTGTGCCGGGCGCAAATCAAACTTGATACGACCACGCGACGGATGCTTGATGTAAACAAAGTTTGAACAGAAGTACTCAAACGCTTCAAGCAACTCTTCAACGCCGGCGTCTGCCGGGCCACGGCATTTACGAAAGTTGTACTCGTTAACAAGGTCGTTGAGTTCCATTAATTCCTTTGAATATTAATTGTTAAGCGGTACTAAAATCTAATACACCAGAACCAGAAGTGATTATCGTGCGTCTAAACCCACCACTCGGTGCAGTTGAGTAACCAGATGCTCCGCCACCAACAGTGCAAGTAAATTGTTCTGGATAACGAATAATAACTACTCCGCTTCCACCGTTGCCTGCCCCTTCTCTAAAGTTGTTATTAGCCCCACCACCACCGCCTCCAGTATTTGCGGTTCCGTTTGAGCCAGTGTTTCCATTTCCTCCACCACCAAGTCCTCCTGTTCCTCCTACACCTTGGATATCGCCCGCTCCGCCGCCGCCGCCGCCATAATACGTTGCTGTACCAGTGATGCTATTGCTTACTCCATCTCCACCTTTTCCACCAGTACCCGCGTTACCAACTACTGTTCCATTTGAACCAATTTCTCCAGCTCCGCCGCCGCCTCCTGCGGCATAATCGGTACCGCTCCCAGTGCCATTTCCTCCTGCATAGCCTTGATTGGTTGTTCCGGTTCCGCCAGTTCCAGCTGAACAGCATCCTCCTCCACCTCCTGAACCACCGTTTCCTCCAGTTGTTGAACCACTAGAAGAGGTTCCACCACCACGTCCTCCACCTGTTGCGGTAATTGTAATAAAAGTTGAATCTCCTCCGTTAGTGCTGGGTAATTCTGTACCAACGACTGGGTCAACTCCTCCATCTCCACCAACACCAACCGATACGGAATAATTAGTTTCTATTTCTAATAATAAAGATGATTCGGGTGAACCGCCACCGCCAGTGCTTGTTAAAGAGGAACGAACTCCACCTCCACCTCCGCCGCCTCCAGCTGTTTTTATACCTCCGCCGCCGCCACCGCCAACGACTAGCCAATCAACGACTAGTGGTCCAAGAACCCCAGATGCAACAACTCCAGCTACTGATGGCATTACGGTGTCGCCAAGTCGCCAACAAGAACATAGTTGTTTGAAGAAATGCAAATCAATGTTGCCGCTGAGTATTGTGCACGCAATTTAAGACTTGGTGTTGCGTTGATGGTAACGCTTGATGCCACCACTGTGGTTTGTCCAGCACCAGTTTGTATGATGTCAATTCTCTGACCAGCAGTAAGCCCAGTTGACGAGTTCACGGTAAAGTTATTTGCGCTAGCAACGTTTATCGTGATGAGTTTTCCTGCGTCTCCGGATACCGCTGTATAGGACGCTGTTTTATTGTCAATCGTCTGAGCGGTATTCCACTGACCGGCGGGACCAGTCGGTCCAGTAACTGTAGAAGCGGGGCCGGTTGGTCCTGTCGGACCCGTCGGACCCGTTGGACCAGTAAAGCCCGTGGGACCTGTAGGACCAGTGACAGTGGACGCGGCACCCGTTGGTCCAGTCGGTCCAGTTGGGCCTGTTGCCGTTTGCGTTTGCAATTTCCACGCGCCAATTACTCCGGTGGTTGCACTCCACTCCCACACATGGTCGCCGTCAACAAACACCTGTCCTGGAGTTGGAGAAGAAGGGAAATTAATTGCCATCTGTTATCTCCTCGTCGGCTAGCGGTTCGTTTCCTTCAAAAAGCCACTGAACATACTCAAGGTAGTCAGGGTTCAATGGATGAACGGAAATATTCGTATTATCGGAAATGCGGATGATTACGTTCGGGTTTGGACAAAGTTTGTACATATTAAAGCTCCGCTTCGCAGACCATCTGACCACTGAGTCCGCCAGAGATTGATGTGTTGTTCACGGCGACAGAAACTGACGGCTGACCACCAGATGCCTTATAAGCATTTACGTCGGTAATTCCAGCATTTAGTTTTCCGGATGCTCCAGTGTGCGCAGAGAAAATCGTTACGTTCGGGTCAATTCTCATAAGGGTATTGAAGTTGAAAGAAATCGTATAGAAGGTTCCAGCGCTTGGAAACCAAGAGTACAAAGGACCATAGCTTGACGTTGCAGTTCCAGCAAATGTGTCTTGGTTGTACGTTTTGAGGTAATAACGCTGGCATTTTTGCATCGTCGTACCAAAATCCTCAAACACGAACGTTGTCGGAGTTGAGCCAAGTTCAAGTTGGCATCCAGTTACATACAAGAAATCTCCGAGCGTGGTGTCTGTTACGTCGGACCAAATGAACACTCCAACATTTGAACCGCTGGATGTATCAACTGCAGCACTCACCGAGTATCTCGCCCAAGACGTAGTCACGTTTAGGTTTGCTGGCGTATTTTCATAAGTCCAGTTTGTCGCAAGTGTCGGATTAGTTCCTTCGGCTCCCCATACAGAAACAACATCGCTTGTAATTGTGTCTGCCGTTCCGTTCCACGTGATAATTGCTGCTTTGATGTTGTCCAACTTGGAAGTACTTGACACTCTTGCGTAGAAAGAAAACACTGCGGTGTTATTCAAAATGTGCTTGCAGTTGGTTGCTTCAACTAGTTGAACGATGCCAAACTTTTTATTGACTGTTTCAACATCAAGACCCAATGAAAATCTAAACCCAGGACTTGTTGGCACATCTGTTGCCTGGGTGACGTCAACCGTATCGTTGCCATCGGAAAGAAGAATCCATCTATCAAGCGTGTATGAATCATCGTTGTTGTTGTACAAACCGCCAACGGTTGTGGCCGTGTATGTTGACGAACGTTGGTTTATTTTCATGTCGCCATTGATAAGAACGTTGTAGGTGCCAGCAGGTCCGGTTGGTCCAGTGGCTCCAGCAGAACCAGTTGGACCCGTTGGTCCAGTAGCGGTTTGCGTTTCAAGGTTCCAAGCGCCAACCGACGTGCTGTATACCCAAGTGTGGTCGCCAGAGGTAAATACCTGACCGTTTATCGGTGATGCTGGAAAGTTAATTGCCACGAGAGTCTCCCATTATGGAATAAATATCATGCCAGAGCCAGCAGTAAATTGGTAGACCCTGAAACCACCTGAAGTGGCGTTTGTTTGGGTGATGTTGCTGCTGAGCGTCAAAGCGCCAATTGTGTCGGTGTATTTCATGACGATGAATCCGCTTCCGCCGTTTCCCCCGTTGGTTGCGTTTCCTCCACCACCTCCGCCGCCTCCAGTGTTGGCGGTTCCATTCCCACCAGTACCAGTTGAGCCGTTTCCACCGCCTCCCGTTCCGCCGTTTGCCGCAGTAGTAAGCGCCGCTCCAGCTCCTCCACCTCCGCCACGAGTTACGGCAGAACCAGTTATGGAAGAAGACCGTCCATTCCCACCAGTTCCAGTTGATGATGCCGTTCCTGCTGCTCCAGCACCACCGCCGCCACTGCCACGATAGAGAACTTCCGTTGAGTTGTCTCCGCCGTCATTTCCGTAAACCTGCGCATATACAAGTGGTCCCATGTAACTGGTATTAAGTGCAATACCTTCTGGTTGGTCGTTGTCCCATCCGCCACCTCCACCAGAGCCGCCGTTTCCGCCGTTGCGACTAGAACTCTGTCCTCCTCCACCTCCCCCGTTTGCAAGAACGTTGCCAAGAATGGATGGGGCACCGGTTCCGTTTATTCCACCCTGAGTGCTTCCGAGACCACCAGCGCCAATAGCGAGAGGAATTGGTTGGCTTCGCGGAAAGTAAGCAAACCCCTCTATGTATGCGCCTGCCCCGCCACCACCGCCTGCGTCTCGTCCGCCTGCTCCTCCGCCACCGATAACGAGTATTTCAACCAAAACCCAATTGCCGAGATGGCTCGGGTTGATGAGCAGTTCGTTGCCGTAGAACTGCCCAACCTGAGCACTGGAGGTATTGCGACGAATTGGGTTGCCCATCAGGTAATCCTGTTCACGTATCCCTGGATGGTCACGACGTTCGTCGTTGCCGCGTAAGCAGCGACCGTGATTGCGCTACCGCTTGGGTACAGCGTCAAACCAGGAACCACCAATGTCAAACCGGTTTGTGACGGAATGGTGATTTTGATGTCGTCGTCAACTGCTGTCGTTCCGCCGAATTGAACAGTAAGCAAGGTTGGAGTAGCAGCCGAATTGTATGCGTACAGCCAAATTTCATCTTTGTTTGCTGTGCCAGTTGAGTGAACCGTCGTTCCAACGCTTGATGTTGCGGAAATCTTGATTCCGCGACCGTTAGTTGAAGCAGAAAGTTTTTCTCTCGTGTACGTTGCCATGGCTGTCCTTATCCGTTGAAAATTTGTTGTGAGATTACTGCGTTCTCGGTGTCAAAATCGGCTGCTGGTCCAGTTGGGCCGGTAGGACCGGTAACGCTTGGTCCAGTCGGTCCTGTAGCGCCGATATTTGCTTCACCGAACTCAACCCACTGAGATGTATCTCCGTCGTTGTACCAAATGTAAGTACGACCATTGGAGGAGTTGTACCAAACATCTCCGTCAACTGGGCCGACTGGAGCCGTATCGGAAATTGTAAATTTCCCTTCCGGACCTGTTGGACCAGTGGCACCAGTGGCACCAATGTTTGCTTCGCCGAACTCAACCCATTGAGCGCTGGTTCCGTCGTCGTACCAAATGTACGTACGACCGTCGTCGCTGTTGTACCAAACTTCTCCGTTTACCGGAGGGGTCGGGGCAGTTGGTCCGGTAATTGTAAATTGACCGTCTGCACCAGTAGGACCCGTCGGACCGGTAGGACCAGTCGGGCCAGGAACCGTTGATGTAGGTCCAGTGTCTCCCGTAGAACCAGTCGGTCCTGTCGGGCCAGTAAATCCTGTTGGACCAGTGGGGCCAGTGAAACCAGTCGGCCCTGTCGGTCCAGTGTCACCCTGAATGCCTTGTGGTCCCGTGTCACCCGTAGGTCCGGTCGGTCCAGTTGCACCTGTTGGTCCCGTGACGGTTGATGCCGCACCGGTTGGGCCAGTATCGCCCGTTGCACCAGTTGACCCCGTAGAACCAGTTGGTCCCGTGGGACCAGTTGCGCCAGTTGCACCAGTCGGACCAGTGTCGCCGATTGGACCAGTATCTCCAGTTGGTCCTGTATATCCGGTCGCACCCGTAACTCCGGTAGCGCCTGTAGGACCTGTTGGACCAGTAACAGTTGATGCTGCACCAGTTGGACCAGTTGGACCAGTCGCACCAGTTTCACCAGTGGGTCCTGTAGGGCCAGTTTCACCAGGAGAACCTTGAAGACCGGTTGGACCGGTTGGACCTGTTGGGCCAGTAACGCCTTGTGGACCAGTTGGACCCGTTTCGCCAGTAGGTCCTGTTGGTCCAGTAACGCCTTGTGGTCCTGTGTCGCCAGTGGGTCCGGTGTCACCAGTCGCACCAGTTTCACCCGTGTATCCGGTTGGACCCGTGTATCCGGTTGGGCCAGTCGGACCGGTAAATCCCGTTGGACCCGTTGGGCCAAGAGGACCGGTATCGCCTGTCGGGCCAGTCGGTCCAGTATTGCCAACTTGTCCTTGTGGTCCGGTTGCTCCAGTTGGGCCAGTTACACCTTGAGGTCCCGTGTCGCCTGTCGGTCCTGTATCCCCTTGGACACCTTGTGGTCCAGTTGGTCCGGTGTCGCCGGTCGGGCCCGTATCTCCAGTTGCACCCGTGGGACCAGTAACGGTAGATGCGGCCCCAGTGGGACCAGTCGCGCCTGTAGGACCGGTGTAACCGGTTGGACCAGTTGCTCCAGTTGGACCTGTCGCACCTTGTGGTCCTGTGGGACCAGTCGCACCGATGTCACGAATGATGAGCAACACGTTGTCGTTGTTGGCGAAGTTCGTGGTTCCCGTACCACCAGATGTCACGTACGTGACGCCGAACTCAACGTGCGTCAATTGGTCCGTAACGCTCGTGACGGTCCACTCTTGATAGTTGTTTGAATCAGATGAATCCTGGATGAACAACTCGTCGCCAGGCTGGACGTTGTTCAAGAAAATGTGAACGTCGTAACCGTCTTTGTCAATGTCGTCAACATTGATTTGCGTCGCATTTATTTGTGTGGCGTTGTTCCACAACAAGTAAGTGTTGCCAGGGTCGCCGCTCGTTGCGGTCGTGTTTGCTTTGTAGTCGTAGAACGACGACGACTGACCAGGTGCACCAGTCGGACCCGTAGGTCCCGTGACGGTAGAAGCAGCGCCCGTCGCTCCGGTCGGTCCTGTTGGCCCTGTGTCGCCAGTTGCACCCGTAGCACCAGTTGCACCTTGTGGTCCAGTGTCACCCGTAGCGCCAGTTGGTCCCGTCGCTCCTGTTGCTCCCGTAGCGCCAGTTGCGCCTATTGGACCAGTATCCCCTGTTGCTCCAGTAGGACCAGTTGCTCCAGTTGCGCCGGTTGCGCCAGTATCTCCAGTAGCACCTGTGTCGCCGGTTGCCCCCGTAGAACCCGTAGCACCGGTAGGACCGGTTGGTCCAGTGACCGTGGATGCAGCGCCAGTAGGACCTGTCGGGCCCGTCGGTCCAGTGAAACCGGTTGGTCCAGTCGGACCAGTGACGGTGGATGCCGCACCTGTTGGTCCAGTAGGTCCTGTCCAACCCGTAGGTCCCGTAGCACCAGTTGGGCCAGTTCGTCCAGTTGGTCCAGTCGGACCAGTAGCTCCTTGCGGACCGGTTTCGCCCTTCATTTCAAATGCAACTTGGACCTGGTCGTTGTTGGCAAAAGCCGCGCCAGACGAAGTGAAGTCGCTGCAGTCGTACTGTACGTAGTTACCTGTCGTAAAGACAACTCCGTTTGTCAACGACCACGCTTGGAAGTTTGTGCCGCCACCCTTTTGGAGAAGAATTTCACGAATTTCAGAAATGATGAAGAACGGCTCAAGGTCGTTGCCGAATCGGTCACGAGTGCTTATGTAGAGTTGCGTCGCATTTGATTGCGTTGAGTTGTTGTACCGAATCTGTCCATTGCTTATTCCGCTTGGATTCGTCGTCGTAGAAAATGTGTAACTCAACGACAAGTAGTTCGGACCGGTAGGGCCAGTAGGTCCAGTGACGCTCGGACCAGTTGAACCAGTGGGACCAGTTGGACCGGTAACTGTTGATGCGGCTCCAGTAGCTCCGGTTGCACCTGTTGCGCCAGTTGGTCCAGTAGGACCGGTGACAGTTGATGCTGCTCCCGTTGCGCCCGTCGCACCAGTGGAACCCGTAGCACCAGTCGGCCC